TTTTGTAATTGCTTTTGGTTGTAACGACTACGGTGAATCAGAACTTGACCCCATGTTAATTCGCTGGTCGGCGCAAGACGACATTTATAACTGGACGCCTGACGCAACAAACCAAGCAGGGTTCATACGTATTTCTCACGGCTCTGAAATTATTACTACGGTTCAGACGCGCCAAGAGATTGTGATGTTTACCGACTCGGCCATATATTCACTTCAATACCTTGGCCCTCCATACGTGTGGGCACCGCAGTTGCTTGGCGACAACATCTCCATCATAAGTCCAAACGCGGCGGTGATTGCTTCGGGTATTGTGTACTGGATGGGCGTGGACAAGTTCTACGTCTATGATGGCCGTGTGCAAACGCTTAATTGTGACCTGCGCCGCCATGTGTTTAGTGACCTTAATCAAGAGCAAGCGTTACAAGTGTTCTCCGGCACAAACGAGGGCTTCAATGAGGTCTGGTGGTTCTACTGCTCAGCCAATTCCACTGCCGTGGACAAATACGTTATTTACAATTACACAGAGAAAATTTGGTATTACGGCACGATGGAACGCACGGCTTGGCTTGACTCTGGTTTGCAGACTGTCCCTATTGCCGCCAAGTACAACAGCAGTACAGCTACAGGCGTTATGATTAACCATGAGACGGGTCTAAATGACAATACGACCGGCACCGCTGTTGCGATTGATGCTTACATTAGCTCGTCTGAGTTTGATATTGGTGACGGCCATAACTTTGGTTTTGTGTGGCGTGTCCTTCCTGACTTGACCTTTGAGAACGCTGAGAGCACCCCCGCTGGCGCATTGCCAACAGTGTCAATGACTTTACAAGGGCTGGCTAACTCAGGCTCTGGGGTTACAAGCACGGCCTCACAACCTGTGGCCAGAAGTAATACGTACGTTATTACAGAGCAGTTTACGGGGCAGATATTTACCCGCATGCGCGGTCGCCAGATGATCTTTAAGATTAGCTCAAACCAAGTTAATACAACATGGCAACTGGGCGCACCACGTATTGATATTAGACCGGACGGTAGGCGCTAATGGCTGAACTAAACGCAGTACCACCAAGCTTACCGCTGGCCCCAGCGGAGTACGAGAGCCGCTATTTCAGCCAGCTAAACAACGTCTTACGTCTGTACTTTAATCAGTTGAACAACCCCGGTGACATGGGCGGGACAACGCTGAACCTAAATCTTGAGACACTGCCAACTGATGCAGATTTTGCTAACTTGCGATTGGGTGATGTTTACAGAGACACACAAGACGGTGTACAAGATGGTAGCCAAATGCTTCGCATAAAGACGTCAACATGATATTATCGACCAACCCCCATTTTGAGAGGCAAAAATGAGCCTGCATAAGTTTGCCGAACAGGTAGCCGCCAATGGCCGCGGTGACGACTCTTTACTTGTACACATGACACCGGACGAAGTCCGAAACTTACAGAAGTTTGCCGAAGCTAACGGCACCACGCTGACCATCAATCCTGACACTGGTTTGCCTGAAGCGGGTCTTTTGTCTGACCTGTTCAAAGCTGTTGCCCCTATCGCGCTTGGCGCGTTCCTTGGCCCTGCTGGATTGGGCATGTCTTCTATGATGGCTGGGGTTGCCACAGGTGGTATTACAACTTTAGCTACCGGAAGTCTGTCTCGCGGCCTCATGGCCGGATTGGGCGCGTATGGTGGAGCGGGTCTGGGCGAAAGCTTTATGACGGCTGGCGGTAATGCGATGGTTGCTGGTGGTGCTCCAGTTGGTGCGGAAAACCTTGTGGGGGGCGTAAGTTCTTCTGGTGCTACGGCTGGTAGTGCCGTGTCTGTTCCGCCTATTGAGCAGATTAACCCTTCAAACTTTAATTTAGCTAAACCTGACGTATTGAGCGCTGGTGCTAAAGCTGCTATGGCAGACCCTATGGCTTTTGCCAAAAATAACCTAGGCAATCTTGCTTACGCCGCTGCACCGATTGCAGCAGGCATGATGGTTCCCACGACTACAAAACTGCCTGAACCAAGAGATAGTGGTCTTATCCGGCAGATGGCTTTTAACATTAACCCAGATACGGGTAAACCCGACCCTCTGTATGGCATGCGCGAAATGACGCCTGTCAAGGCCAGCGAGTTTGGAAACAAAACATTTCAAGGTCAGCGCGATCTGTTCTACCAACAGAATCCAAACCCTTATGAACTTGGCGTGGGGTCTTTAAATCAGCCACCGCAACAGCAACCCGCTCGTATGGCTGGTGGCGGCATTGTGGCTTTGGCTGCTGGCGGAGCGCTTAGCCGTGAAGAACAGTTGTATCAACAAACCGGTAGCTGGGAAGCTGCTGCGGCACTCCGCGATCAACAAGACCGTGCCGCAGCTATAACGGCAGATGCAGGTCGTCTTCGCGCTGCTGTTGCACCACCACCTGCACCTGCACCTGCACCTGTTGACTATAACGCCCTTGCTACCAACTACGTAACTACTGCGGCGGCTAACCCAAACATAACAACGGCTGATTTTATTTCTGGCGCTAATGCCGCCAAGCTTGGTTTAACACAGCCTCTTGCAACAGCTTTAGATAAATCTGGGCTTTCTGCTGCGTCTCAGTACGCGCTGACACACGCCGACATTGGTGATGCGGGAAATGTGGAAGAGACTTACGGCGGTCTAAAAGGCTTAAGTAGCAACATTAACTATACGTTAGACGCATACAACGCGGATGCCGCTAACAAGAGTAAGACTGGCTTACAGAAACAAGCCGACGCTTTAGCTGCTATGAATAAATACGGCATTAATGAAGCGGACATAAAACGTGCAACAGGCAAGACGCTTGCTGAACTGTTCCCCAATACAATAACTAAACCTACCACTGTAATTCCCGACGGTTATTACGGCAACGATACCGGTAACGTGCTGACCACAACTCCCGGCGACATCACTACAAATCCTGATGGCTCCGTAACGGTACACCCCAACATTCCCGGTCGTCCAGATGGCGGCTTTACGGGTATGGGGCAAGTCAGAGATACGTATACCGCTGGTGGTGGAAGTTTAGGCTACACAGCCCCCGTACCTAAAACTGCGGCTGAACATAATGCGCTGTACAACAAACAGACTGACGACTCGTTGGACGCATACAACTATCTCATGGGCAAGGGTAAAAATTTAACCCAGCGTAAGGCAGAAACAAAAGATAGACCTGTGATGGCGCGGTACGACGAAGCTATTCTGGGTAGAAAAATTCCAAGACTGGGATCAAAAACAACAAACAAAACCACAACGGTTGTGGGAGTACCCGGTAACCCGCAGTCTTATTTTGACGAGAAAGCATACCTTGCGGCCAATCCTGATGTTGCAGAAGAGTTAAGAACAGGTAAATCCGTATCAGGTCAACCTACCCTGTTTAAGTCTGGCTACGAGCACTATTTGATGTATGGCAAAGCAGGCGGGCGTCCGTTTACGGGCGATTACGAAGGCTACACAACTGCCGCAGCTTTGGCTGACGCGGCTAATGCAGGCGGTGGTGGTGGCGGGGACGGCCCTGCTCCCCCGGGCCCCAGCCCTGATTCCACATCTCCCGCTAATAGCGACGCGGGTAATACCGTTGCTAAAAATGGTGGTTTGATGCCTCGTGGCTACGCCATGGGCGGCGGTCTTGGCTCTTTGGGTTCTTACTCAGATGGTGGCCGTTTGCTCAAAGGCCCCGGTGATGGTGTGTCTGACAGCATCCCTGCAACCATTGGACGCAAGCGACAACCCGCACGCCTTGCCGATGGTGAGTTTGTGATCCCTGCACGGATCGTGTCTGAACTAGGCAACGGCTCTACAGAGGCAGGCGCCAAGAAACTCTACGCCATGATGGATCGTGTGCAACGTGCACGCGGCAAGACCACAGGCAAAAACAAAGTAGCGGCCAACAGCCGCGCTGATAAATATCTTCCCGCTTAAGGAATAGATCATGGCCGCACCAGCACCAACATCCTACCAAGAACAGCGAATAGGCTTCGCAGACCAGATCGCCCCCTATGCAGAAAAACTGCTAGGCACCGCAGAGCTTTACACTGATCTTGATGAAAACCCGTACCAGCAATACATGCGGGATCGTCAGGCGCAGTTTACGCCTTTGCAACAGCAGTCATTTGAGAACGCAGGGTTGATGCAGACTGCCCCTCAGTTGGCCGATGCTACAGCGCTGGCGGGTATGTCCGGTTTGGGTGCGCTTAATACGCAGTACACGTTCAACCCGTACAAGCCCCAGATGGCTACAGGCGACGACCTTAAGCAGTATATGTCTCCGTACATGGACATGGTCGTTGCTCGCCAACAACAAGATGCGCAGCGTCAATCAGACATTGCATCACAAGCACAGCAAGCACAGGCTGCTCGATCAGGTGCGTTTGGCGGCAGTGGTGACTACTTGATGCGGGGTCAAGCCCGTGGCAACTTAGCCCGTCAAAAGGGCGACATTCAAGCGCAAGGCTTACAGAACGCTTATCAACAGGCTTTGGCGCAGTTCAACCAAGCTCAAGCGCAAAATCAAGCGGCTCAACAACTAAACGCGCAACAACAACAGTTCGGTGCTGGACTGGGACTCCAAGGTTTGCAGACAGCCATGACAGGCGCTAAGTCTTTGGCTGACATTGGTCAAACACAGTACGGACAGAACCTCGGTCTCTTAGATGTTCAAAATCGTTTTGGTGCTCAGCAACAACAGCAGATTCAAAATCAACTGAACACAGAGTATCAGGACTTTCTGAACTACCAGAACCAACCATACAAACAGATGGGCTTCATGTCTGACATGATCCGTGGTTTGCCTATGTCGCAGCTATCTTCTACGATGTACCAACAACCCCCATCAATGATTCAACAAGTAGCAGGTCTGGGTATTACTGGTAAAGCTTTGGGCGCGTTTGCTGAAGGCGGTTCGGTTAACGACCGCCCTGCTGGTCTGGCAGACTTGGCAATCTATAACATGGCTTAAGAGGTAAATATGCTTCAAACACAAAACCCTTACAGCCGTGAACGCATTGATGCTTTGACCACTATGCTGGCGGGCATGGATGCCCGAGGACGGCAAGCCTATGCCGCACAGCACAGGAACGACCCCGCAGTTGTTGCAACTGCAGTACATGTCAACAACATTGTAAAAGCGGCCGAGCGATCTAAAGCGATGCAGGCAGGCGGCCCTATGCCTACTGTTGTAGACCAAAACATTGCAGCAATGACCCCCGCCCCTGCACCAGCGCCTATGATGGCTCAAACACAGCTTCCGGAGAATCGCGGTATTGCGCAGATCCCCACACCTAACATCCAGCGCATGGCTGATGGCGGTATTGCAGGCTACGAAGACGACGAAGAAGGTATGGCCACTGGTGGTATGGGCGGCATGTTTAACTTTGCCCAGCAAAGCGAGCCAGTGGTTCGTATGTCTGGCGGTGGTGTACCCGGATACAAGAATGGCGTAGCGGTGCCCCGTGATTTGGACGCATACATTGACGAACAAGCCAAACTTAACGGCATCTCTCCAGCAGCGCTTCGCGCAGTTATTCAAGCGGAAAGCGGCGGCAAAGTTGACGCGCAGAGTAAGACATCGTCTGCCCAAGGTTTGATGCAGTTGATTAACCGCACCTTTACCAAAGGCGGTGGCGACCCCGCAAAGCGTAAAGACCCGTTTGAAAACATCCGTGTGGGCGCTAAAGTCTTGGGTGAAGATGCTGCCGCTTTGCGTAAGCAATTAAACCGCGACGTGTCTCCTGAAGAACTGTACGCAACTCACGTACTTGGCCGCGGTACAGGTTCACGCTTGCTACAAGCCGACCCTAACATGACGATGGCGCAAGCACTTAAAGCAGCCGACCCCAAAAATGCTGACAAGATTATTAGCAGTAACTCTAAGTTGTTTGGTGATGGTAAGAAGACCGTTGGCGAAGTCATGCAGACGTTCTCTACCAAGATGGCTTCTGCTATGCCAATCGGAACTGCCCAAGCAGGCGAGTTGCCAAAGGCTGCGCCTAAAGATTTGGTGTCTCAAATTCCCGGCTCTAAAGTAGCGCCCCCAGCACCCGGCCAAAAAGATCGCTACATCACAGGTAACCAAGGCGTGATTGGCGCTGGCGAGACAGCTTTGCAGTACCTTACTGGTGCGTTGGCTGTTCCCACGGCTGGCGGTGCGGCTATGTTAGAGCAAGTTCCTAATGTTTTTTCTGGCCGAGGTCTTGACCGTGCTGAGATGGAAAAGTCTTACCGTGAGAAAGCTGGACAGGTTACCTACGAACCCCGTACCGAAGGCGGTAGAACAGTTTCTGAAGGCTTTGCTAAAACTTTAGAAGATCTAAAAATTCCTTCATACATGGCGCGTGTTGGTGCTGGTACGCCCAAGGGCCCAGTTGCCCGTCCTTCTGCTGAAGGTATTGCCGGTATTGCGGATCAGATGAAACAGGTAGCTGCGGAGAAGAAAGCCGCCGTTTCTAACATACGTCTGGAAAACAAAACTGGCGAAAAACCCACATTGATCTCTAATGCTGAAGGCACAGATGTCATGCCTGAGAAAACACGTGCCAGTGTTGCTTCTGCGTTTGATGACTTAGCCGCTGCCGAGAAAGCGGCTCGGGATGCCGCCGCCTACGAAAAAGCCGCGATTGAAGCCAAGAACGCTCCTGACTTTAGCAAGTACGCTGGCGCTATGGACGAAAATCAGTTGGAGGCCGCCCGTGCCCGCGGCATTTCTACGCTTGCTGGCGTAACACCTTCTAGTATCGAAGCACAGAAGGGCGCTGCACCCGAAGCCGCTACATACGATCCTAACAAAATGGTGCCCGTCAGCCCGGACGAGTTTGGCGGAATGCCCGAAGCTGCGCCTAAGCCTTCCGATTTAATTGCAGCCGCAAAAGAAACTGTGCCTACCAAAGAGCGTAAAGGTTTTGGAAACGATGACCTGTTGATGCTCGGCCTAAGTTTGTTAGCCAATAAGTCGCCTAACTTCATGACTGCTTTGGGCGAAGCCGGTATTCAGACTTTGGGCGCTAAGAAAGAGCGCGAGAAGGCTGAGACTGATCTTGAGTATAAAGACATCATGAAGAAGTACTACGGCTCTCTTGGTGCAAAAGCCGAAGCGGATGCTAAAAGTGTGGAAGCAGGCGGTAAGTTTGATGTACAGCGTACACAGCTTGCACTCAACAACACGGAACGTGCGTACGAGAAATGGTTGGCTACGCCTGAAGGTGCTACAGCATCGGCCCAAGCGAGAAGTGCAGAACTACGCCGCCTTGCAGGAGTGTACTACCCCTTGGCGGGTGCTGAACTTCCAAGTACAATGGGCGCATCAGCACCCTCTGCCGGATTTAAGGTATTAGGGAGCCGTCCACAATAAGCTCAAGGATGTTAAATCATGCCCATTTACAGCGTGCAAGGCCCGGATGGGCGTATCTACGACATTGAGGGGCCTGAAGGCGCATCCGATGCAGATGTCATATCGGCGCTTGAAGAACACTTAGCATCCCAACCAAAGCCCAAAAAAGGGCTTATGGCGGCTCTAGGCAAAGGCGCTGAGTCCACGCTGAGCGGTCTTCGTACCGGCATTGGCAAATACGTAAATCCTGAAGAAGCGGCTAGGGCTGGGCTGGAGCGCGGCGAAGAAATCTCTGGCAAGTATGCTGACCAAGTCAGCATGGAAAAAGTCAAAGAAGCCTACAACAAAGATGGCGTTCTTTCTGCCGCCAAAGAAGTCGGTCGTCAAATCCCCTTGGCTATTGCTGAGCAAGCGCCTAACCTTGCCGCTTCGTTTGGTAGTGCGCGTCTTGGTGCTATGGCTGGTAGCCCGTTGGGGCCCTATGGTGCCATAGCAGGCGGTGTGTTGGGTGCGTTCCTCCCATCAAAAATACAAAGTTTAGGCGGCGACATACAGCGCCAAGCACAAGAACAAATTGCACGGGGTGAGCCTGTAAAAATTGATACTGCCGCAGCCGAGCTTGCATCTACCGGACAGGGTGCTTTGGATGTTGTAGGCACATTTGTCCCTTTTGGTGGCAAACTGGTCAGTAAGCTGACCGGCATCCCAGAGATGGCGTTTTTTGGAAAGTCTGCCGCGCAAGCTACAAAGTTAGCTGATGAAAAACTACTGGCTACTCTTGCAAAAGGCACTGGCGTGGGCGTGTTGGCCGAAGTGCCAACAGAAATTGTCCAGCAAATGTTGGAACGTGCACAGGCAGGGTTATCCCTAACTTCTCCTGATGCGCTTAAAGAGTACGGGGAAACTGCGTACCAAGCGGGTCTGCTTGGCCCCTTGGGTGCTGTTGGTAGATTTTCGGAAAAAGGTGCAGCCCGAGACGAAGTTGCCGCTAGACAAGCCGCAGAACAAGAAGCTGCCGCACAAGTACCGCCTCCTCCACCCCCACCAGCAGAACCTCAAGCGCAGCTCCCAGCACCCGAGCCAATGTTGGCGTTGCCTGCACCTACGGGGCCAGCCCCCGTACAGCCTGCGGAAGAAGTAGCACCTAAGGCAGTTACAGAAGCAGTACGCCCCGGCGCTGTGATGGGTACGCTTGATACGACAAAGCCACCATCAGCCCAACGGCCTGATCTTAATCAGACGATGGAGGAGTACGACCGACTCAAAGCGCAGTTGGCCACCCTTCAAACGCAGATGCAAGCCGCTGCCACCGCTGGTGACACGGCCAAGGTTAACGAACTGTATGCACAGTACACACCCCTTCAAACGCAACTAGAAACCACCGCACAGGCGGTTGAGGGTCTGGGAGGCGTAACACAGACCGCCGCTGAACTGGAGACACAGTCTAAAGCCGCGCTTTCTAGCATCGACACAAAGATTAAGAACGCCAAGAAGAAGCTTGCGGACGCAGCGCAGCTAGGCTCATTTGATGAGCTACCCAAACTCACAACCAAACTGGATGAGTTGAACAAAGAACGCACTGATCTGATGGAGAGCTTCGGCCAGAAGCGTTCTGTCCTTGAAGAAAAAGCAATTAACCAAGCGCAACGTGGCCAGACCCGCGAGTTGTTCACGGCTGAAGAAGCGCCTATCCCTCCAACGGAGAAGCCCGAAGGCCCAGAGCAGCCTACCACCGTGCCCGGTATTGCCAAGACGCCTGATGAAGCACTGGAGTTTAAGCCCAAAGCGGTTGATACCCAATACGAGCGTCCCGAAGGTTACGGCTTAAAACGTGTGTCCGATGACAAACCAATTCAGTTGGCCATGGAGAAAGATCCAAGGCAATTGGACATCTTCAGCCCTGAGAATATCCAGCGCACAGAGATGACGCCCGAAGAACGGGAAGCTGCTGACCGCCGTATGGCAGAAGCCACAAACATGTCGGCTGGTCGTGTCTCCCAGTATGTCAAGGATGCTGAAAAGCAGCGCATGACTCGGGCACTAGATACGCGTCTAAACCTTGCCGGTACGGAAACCAAGCGTGTTGTATCTGATGAGCAGTACGACATCACGATGGCCAATATCAATCGCCTACACAACAAGGTAGTGCTCCCGATTGGCAACGCCAACAAGTCTTGGTTGCAAGAGTTGTACGATGCCGCAGATGTTCACAACGATCTTCTCCAACAGGCAGAGACAAACAAAAGCTTCGGCCTTCAGCGCAAAATCAAAGCGGCGCTGAATAGATACAACCGTGTGTTGGCCAAGATTACGCCTGTGCGTGAACAAATTGAGAAAATGTACAAAAGCATGTACGAAGCTACGCCTGCGGCCAAAGCCAGCGTAGTGGCGGCGGAAAAGAAAAAAGCAGGCGAAGAACAGCTTGACACTCTTAAGATCAGAGATGCCGAAGGCAAGACCGTTGGTGCCAAAGTAAGCCGTGCCGTTAAAACAACCAGACGAATTGAGTCTGGTGATGTCCGCAAAGAAGCGGAAATGTCTCCTCAGATGCGTGAGCTTGCGCTGTCGCTTGGCCTAAAAGAGCCGGGATATGACAAGCTTGGCAACGACATGACTAAACGTTTGGCCGCGCTACGCGAGCAATATGGCAAAAACGATCCCGAAGTAACCGCGTTTCAGTTAAAAATGAACGATGCGTTAAATGCCAAGGCGCTTGAGCTTGGAAGGCAGACGCCTGAATACAAGGCAACGCTTGCAGAGCAGACAGAGATTGTTAGAGAAGCACTATCTCAGAGTAAACAAGAAACGCCTTCTAAGCGTACGGAGCAAGAGACCCGCAGAGTACAACGTGCTCCCAAAGAGTTCCGTACTGCTACGAGTGAAGGCGATAAAGAGGGCTCAACGGCCACCAAAGTTAAGACCCGCAAAGGTACAACTGAGACAGTTGGCCCTGCCCGTACAGGTAAGCCTCCCATGGCGGAGAAGAACCTGCCTAAACCGTTGCGTGTGCCCGGTAAAGTGTCCGTTAAGACTCAAGAACGGATCATCAAAGAAGTTAATGATTCTGAAGGCGGTACAGCCTACCGTACCCGTGAGACAGAAGGCGGCACAGTTGATG